CTCCGTATTGATAGGGGTAAGTGCTAATAGCACCAAATCCTGCAATTTCAAGCAGTAACAAACAATCTTCGGGTAATTCAAATTTTTTCTTAAAAATTCCGTCGTTATCAATCCCTTGTAAAGTTATTTGTTTTTTAGCAAACAGCCAATTGTGTCTTTGTAATTCAAGCTCTTTTATATGCTCGTAAACTTCGTTTATAAGTCTTACCGGTTTTGTATCGGCAGTCAAACTGTCTGTCGTTTCACAACCTAACTTAATTAAAATTTTGTTTACAATTTCCAATTTTGTTGCCATTGTTTATTGTCCTAATAATAATTTAGTTGCAATTGCTTGTCCGGCTATTTGGTTGCTATTATTGTTTGTTCTGTTGTTGTTTGTATAGTCGCCTGCCAAAAGTTGTGCTGCTCTGCCTCTTCTTTTAGCAAGTGCTTCAAGTGTTTTAGCTCTGTTTTTGCTTTCGTCAATAACAGCAGGTGTTGGCTGCTGCACTTCTATTTTAGGAACACTCGGGGTTGAAAATAATCCTGCCATATTATTACCTCACAAAATAAAAAATGTCCGTCAATACAAAGTGGCATAACCACCTGTCTTGCGGACATCTTAAAAGTGCTGCTATTAAGTTGACTTTATTTTAATTTAAAATCTTTTTTTTGTCAAGCAATTTTTTTGTCGTCGTAAAACTTAATGCTTTGTTACATTATAACCGCTTTGTTTGTTGCTTGTCGTCTAAAATTATTATAACTGTTTCTATGTTGCCAACTTTCCATAACTGTTTTTGCTTTAACATCTCGTGCAAAAGTTAAAGCAAGTGCATCCGCCTTTCCCGGACTTCTTCCAATTCGTTTTTTTACTTCTGTCTTTGGCTCAAGTTGTATAATTTCTTTCGGTAACACTTTTATGTTTGCAAGCTCTTGTCTTAATTCGTAATCATCTTCAATTACACCTTTTGTATCCAGCCAATCTCTTGTTTTACAATACATTTCTGCACGAATATTGGCATATCTTTTGTTGCTACTACTATCATTAAACCCTATTTCGCAAATATTTTTATATCCGGCTTGCTTTACAAAATCACAAACACTGCCGCCCTCGCCGCCCCTGTCCACAAAACACATATCAATTTTATATTTATTTAAAAATTCTATTGTAATATCTACAAGCTGCGGTGTTGCTGTTTTTGGCATAGTTTTTAAACATTTACTATAAATACCTTGTCTTAAATACCATACCGCCGTGTCGTTGCCGTATCGTGCCGGGTCAACACCCAAAATTTTCGGCGAATATATATAATCGTGCAAACTTTCAATTTTTCTTTCTTGTGCTTTTAAAATAATTTTTTTGCTTATCAATAAAAAGTCGTCCGGCTCTGCTTTTGGCTCGCCCTCCCAAATATGGTCGTAATTTTCCGGGTCGTTTTTCTTACATCTTAATCTTTCCGTATTAAGTGCTTCAGTAAGAAACGGGTTATCGTTCCAATTTACTTTACACAAATATATATCTTCGTCGCCGCTTGAAGTAATAACCCAAACCGGGTCAAGCTCTTCAAGTCGGTTAAAACTAAACCACAATTGACTTCCGGCTTTTCTTATAGTTGGCAACAATATGTCAAGTTGCTCTTTGCTTAAACTTTGTGCTTCATCAATCCAACATATATCAAAACCCTCGTAACTCTTTATTTGCTGCCCTGTTTTCTTTCCGCCGCTACCTCTTATACCTTTAAATATAATTTCACTGCCGTTAGCCTTACAAACAATTTTATCGCTATATATATCATAGTTTGGCTCAAGCCCGCTTTGCCGGATAGCATCAATATAAACTTGATATGTGCTCTCTTCAATAGAGTTTTGTAATTCTCTTAAATTTAATACCCTTAAAGGTTTACTGCTTGCATTAATTCTTGCCAAAACACATCTTGCCAAACATTGTGTTTTGCCGCCACCTCTGCCACCGTAAAAAGCAAAAATCCTATATCTTACATTAGGATCCAATAAAATTCTAAATTTGGTGGTTATTTGAAGTTTTGCTTTATCCATTTATCTAATCTTTAATTTTTACAAATAAACAGTAATCTTTTCCGTTATAATATTTTTTCATTAAACTTTCCTGTTTAAAACCAAACAGCTTCAAAAACCTTTTACCGTTTTCAAAGCTGTTTAACACTTCTGCCTCAAGTCTTACCGGTGCATTTAATTTGTAAATTTCTTTTAGCTTACTTATCATTTGAAACATTACATTGCCACAATCTTTACTTATAAATGCTTCAATTCTAAACCTATCTTCCCAAAACTTTACAACTATAAAAATTCCATAAACTTTTTTATCGTTGCCAATAACACTAAACATACCGTCGTTTATATCTTGTGTTAAAAGCGACGAAAAAAACTCGTCTGCTTGTTCATCCTGCAAGGCAAAGTTTTTAAAATGTTCTTTTATTGTTTTAACCGCAAACAATTTAATCATTTCCGTTAATAACCTTTAATTCTTTTTGGTTACTGTCAACAACTTCAACTTGTAAATTTACAAAATGTTGTGTAGTGTTTACTTGTGTGTCCGGGTTGGCAAGCCCTTTGATTTGTGCCAATACTTTAATAGCATTTATTCTGTCGGCGGTCTTTAATCCTTTATTGCGGATTATCTCGGTTAAATGTTTATGTAATTCAACATCGCTCATTACGAATTGTTGTGTAACGGCTCTGTGTAAAAATTGTATTCGGGTAACAATATCCGGATTATTTAACCATCTACAACCTCGTTCCGTGCAAGTCTTTCTGTTTAATTCTTTACCCTTGCACTCTTTTGTCATTAAATAATAGGCTTCGGTTGCAGTTTTACCTTGCACAATAAACTGTGCAAATCTTTCTTGTTCCGGTTTTAATTTAACATCAAGTTGCCGCCAAAATTCCGGCTCAAATTCCATTTGTAAATGCGGCTTTGGCTCAACAATTTCGGTCGGCAACAATGTATTTTCATCAACTTTAATTTCTTCCATAACTATACTTTATGTGTTCCCTCAATGCCTTTTCTTTCTCTTCCTGTTGTTCTTTTTCGTAACCACATTAAACTTTCTTCAAGTTTGGTTATGGCACAGGCATTTTCTCTACACTTAAATTCTGTTGTTTGCCAATACTCTAATCTTTTTATAACCATAGCAATTAAATCTTCGTTCATAACACCGTTTACACCGTGTTGGTTAATTGCCCCATCTTGAAATTTTATTGTTTGAATTTCCGAGTTATCTTCACTTTTTAACACAACAAAATTTGTAGGTGCTTTATTGTTTTTGCCCTCATAAAAAAGAACAGATGTATATTTGCGGGTAATCAAATCACTTTCTAATAATTCAATGTTTGGCATTTTTAATTTTTTATTTTCCATTTTGTTTCTTCCTTATCAAATACAATCTTCTTTCTAAAATCATTTCATAATTTGCCATACAATTAAGCTGCATACATAACAAACTTTGTTGTTCTTCATCCAAAGTTTTAAATGTTTCGCTATCTATAAACTCTTGCAGCTTTACTCTTTTGGTATCAAGTTCGTCTTGTTCTTTTTGCATCCTTTCAATAAAGCTAAAATCTTCAGCTTGTTTATCTTCTACTTTCTTTTCTTCGCAAGCCGGACAAACACCAATTTCTTTATCCGGTGTATTATTTTCCACACATCCACATACACAATTTTTATTATCTTCCATTTTCAAAATCTCCATGTAAGTTTTATAAATTTACCTTTCACAAACTCGTTGCTAATCGGCATATACAATTTATCTGTAAATTCAATTTTAGGTATATAACCTTTTTTTGAGGCTTTGCAATAAACAAAGCCCCATTTTGCAAGTGTAAAAATTAATCTTTTTTTTTGCCAACAAAGCTCCCGTCGGGATTTACCAAACTAAAAATAGATAAAAAATTAATTACCGACGATAAAAAATTATCATCTTTAGGTGTAGGGGTAAGTTTTACAATTATAGTTGCCAAGCTTACAACCGCACCTATAATTTCCAAAATACTTTGCCAATTTGTTTTTACCCAACCGATAATTCCGGTAATTCCGCCGCTTCCGTTATCTGCAAAAGCTGCAGCAACAAACACCAAGCAAACAACGATTACACTCAATAACCAACTCAAAACCTTTTTCATACTTCCTCCTTTTTTTGTAGCGAAGCCGATAGGAAGCTCCGCTTAAACACAATAATATAGTATCTCGTAATCATACACAGTATTTTTGAGATGTCCAGCTTAAAGAACAATGCTACTATATACCAACCCTATCACTTAGTATCTTTAATAAAACCCTACTTTAATTTCTATTGTTATCTTGTCGCCGTTTGCAGCGGCTGCCGTCATAGCATTTAAAATATATCTTAGAGTATCTCTGCTGTTATCAATAAGCCCACCTTTAACCATCCTGCCTACCAAAATACAACCGTCTGTATGTTCAACTGTATTTCCGCTATGCATCCTACTTCCGACAAAAAAAGGCACTTTTAAAAGTTCCGGTAAAATTTTGTTAAACTTTGGGCTATGTGTTAATTTAATTTCGTATGTTCCGCACGGTATACAAGTTTTTCCATAAACTTTTTTATTTACAAGGTTATCGCCTCTATAAGTATCTTCCAATGTGTCGCAAATCAAAACATCGTCAATAAAAAGTTTTCCCATCGTGTAAGTCTTATCAAATAAATATCTACACAATGTTATTTTCATTATTCTTCAACCCCCAAAAATTCAACAATCTTTTGTGCTAATTGTTTATGAGATAAAATTTTAGCAAAAGGTTTGTTGCCGCCAAGAATAACAAAGTCGTTTGTGCTAAGCATTTCACGGTTTATTACGGTTGTTATCTTGTCAATTAGTTGTGTTTTTGTGTCGCCATATCGGCAATTGCTGCAACTTTTATTTTTCCCGTCGTATTCGCAAACAAACTCATTATTTATTTTTTCAAAATGGCTCGGACAATATAAACTATCGTCAATTCTTACAATTGAATATTTTGGTTTCATATTTTCCTCCGCAAAAATAAAAATGCCCGTCAATACAAAGTGATACAATCACCTGTCTTGCGGACATTTTTAAAAACACTTCTATTAAGTTATAATTACATTATATCATATTTTTAAAACAATTGTGGCTGCTGCAAGTGTCGCTCTAATCTTTCAACACTTTTGTTAAAATAAAACTCGTCTTTTTCAATACAAATAAATCTTCTGTTTATTTCGCTACAAGCTATTGCCGTTGTTCCGCTGCCGCTATAACAATCAAGTATCAAGTCGTTTTCTTTGCTAAATAAATTTAAACACCACTTAAACAAAGCAAGCGGTTTTTGTGTCGGATGAAATCGCAAACTATCTTGCGGTGCTAATTCAATTCGCTTTGCATTGGCATTAAAACTTGTCCAAGCATACTCGCACATTGCCATTGTAAATTTTTCGCTTATCGTCAATTTGTCCCAAACCAAAAAGCATCTGGTAGGGGGTAAACCAAAATAATTGCCGCCCCAAATTATTTGGTTTTTGCTCACTCTAAACATCTCTTTAAAAACTTCTTCACCCGGTGCAATATCCCAATTGCTTATATTGCTACCGCTATAATTCTTGTGTGCTCCGCCGGGCTTGCTGCTTCTGTGCACCGCAGGCTCGGTTTGATACTTTGTGCTCCAAGTTCCGCCCGTTCGTTGCACTCTGTATTTTTCAAAAACACTTCCTTTTCCGCCAAATCTGCCGTCGTCAGCTTTAAAGCTGTTATCCTTGCACCCCCCCCCCATACGGTGGGTCTGTCAACAACAAATCAATACTTTTGTCCGGAAGTTGCTTTAAAATATTCAAACAATCGTCATTGTAAATCTTATTTATCTCAATCATTTTGTCCATATTATTGTAAAAAATTTACCTTTTAATTCGTATTCTAATTGTTCAGATATTTCTTGATAGTTTTCTTTTTCAATAAAACTCATCTTTATTGCATTTTTTTGACTGCGAAATGCTTTAACTAAAAACTCTATTCTTTTTGTAAAAGCATCTTGTTGCTTTTGTAGTTCAATGTTTCTTTTTTTACACTCGTCCCGTGCTTCTTGTTTTATTAAAAAACAATCGCTTTCTCTAAAATATATTATTTTGCCTAAACTATCTATAAAGCCATATCGTATTACACCGTTATCAATCAGTATTCTTTTTATTTGTTCGCAAGATAATATACACCAAAAACCTCTATCAATCTGTGTTATACAATAAACTAAATTACCTATTTTAAATTTTGTTTCCATAACTTCCTCCTATAATTCTTCAAATTCTTTTTGTAATTGTTTTAACTCTTTTTCGCATCCGCTTTTTTCTGCTTCAAGTTCTGTTATCAGTATTTTTAACAATTCCTCGCTTATGCGGCAATCACAAACATCAATAGTTGTATAGGTATCTTGCGGCGGCTTTATTATAATCTTACAAACATATTTATTTTTAGAAATAGTTTTTAAATCTTCTATTTTTGAATTTACATCATCAACAACTCTCTGGCACAAATACATATTTTCTTTTATATCAGCTGCTTTTATATAAGTTTTCTCGTCCATTTATTCCTCCAAAGGTTTTATTGTTACCGTTGTTTGTTTCGGCGGCTTAACTTTATCTTTACACTTTTTGCAATACCAAACTATTTCAAAATGTTTATCTTTGCAGCAATCGCATTTAATATCATAAAAATAATATTTCCGGGCAACAATTGTATTTTTCTCGCCGCATATACTACAATTGCCTATTTCCGCATTACCTATCATTTATTCCTCCAACAACTTAAATTCAATATCAAAAACTTTTCTGTCAATTTTTAAATCTGTGTTTTTGCCGTCAACCACCGAAATATTTTTTAATTCTGCATACACTATTCTTTTTGATTTTGTTTCAAATTCTTTTTGTGCCGGATAACCGGAACATAAAGCAATAACAATTGTATTTTCTTTCATTGCCCATTTTAGTTTTTCAATTCTTTCAAACCAATATGGTGTTAGTTCTCTATATTCGTGTGTTTTTTTGCCTTGTTTAATTAAATCAAACCATTTCTTTTTCAAGTGAAATATTAACATTATTCCTCCTTATGCAAGTTTATCAATAAGCCAAAATCCGCAAACAAGAGCCGCTATAAAACACAAAGGCATTACAAAGCATATCACAATACAGTAATATGAAAAAACTAATGCTTCTACTATCATTTCTAACATTTAAATCCTCCCGGTTAATCTTATGTCGTCGCCTTGTAATTCAATAATATTTGAGTATTTTTCTGTATCTGTATCGCTGCTATCATGGCATTTATAATCTATACACATACCAACAATACGGCTTTTAACTCTATCGTCGCCTATCTGTGCAATCGGCATATTTGCCGTTATAAAAATTTTTTTACCTTTTTTGTTTTCAATTCTTCTTTGTAATATCCCGTATAAAATATCTATAGCATCATCCTTTGTGCCAACACTGCCGAAATCGTCAATAAAAAGATAATCGCAAGTTGAATATTCTTTAAAAAAATCTTCTTTCCTTAAACCTTGCTCTTTATAATTTTTTAACTCGGTAGAATATCTTAAAAGTTTTACATATTTACCCTGCAAAATACACTCTCTCAAAGCTGCAATAAGTAAATGTGTTTTACCTTGTCCGGCACAACCCCACAAATAAACACCGGCATTATCAATAACAAATCTTTGTGCTGCTGCAAATGCCTTATCTAAGTTTTTTACATTTCTGTTTTTTAAATCAAAACTTTCAAAGCTCATTTCTCTATAGCCAAGCGGTATAATATAATCAATTCTCGCTAATCTTCGTTTCTGTTCTTCTTCTTTCTTTTTACAATCTTCGCAAACCGGTTGGCTTCCGTCCAGAATATATTTAATTTTTTTGCCACAACGAGAGCATTTACCGTCAACAAATTTACTTAAAATTCTTTGGATTATATCTTGTGTTTCTTTATCAACACCGCTCACGGAAACCTCCTTATGCTTTAACACCAACATCATAAGCATTGTTATTGCTATTAACTGTAAATCTACCTTTGCCGCTGCCTTTTAATTCAAATAATCCTTGCCACTGATTTTTTATCGTATTGTCAACAATCTGTTTTGCAATCGTCGCCGAGCCGTAGCACATTTTTACAAATTCTTTATATTTCATATCTAAACTTTCTTGATTTTTATACGGTTTTTTTATTTTCCTACGATAATCTAAAAAGCGGACAAACTCTAAATCTATTTCGTTTTTTGCTACAAACACAACCTTATTGTTTTTTTTCTCGTCGGTTTTTGTTTTTTCTTTTTTATTATTTTTTTCTTTTTGATTATTATTATTTATATTTATATTATTATTAAACAATTCTTCTTTTTCTTTTTTGGTGCTTTTTTCTTTTTCTTCTTTTAATTGCCGATTGTCATTTTTTAACATACGGCTTTCGTCGTCGGTAATTTCATTTTTTCCGTTTGTCATTTTTTGACATACGGTTGTTAAATAATACTGATAACCGGCAAACCTACCGTTGTTTT